ACCGTGGCCTTTAACCGCTGCTGGTTCGTTGGAAATGGGCTCGGCGATGGACAGACCCATGCGGTGTACGTGAGCAACGGTAGCAAAGTTGCGAGCGCAGTTGACTGTATGTTCACGGGCACCAAAATTGGCCACCACTTCAAGTCTCGCGCGTTGGAGTCGAAGCTCACGCGTTGCACGATGGAAGCCGGGACTGAAAGTTATTCGTGCAATTATCCTTGGGGTGGTGTGGTGTCGATCGTCGGTTGCAACATTACGAAGGGGCCAAACTCCGACAATGACAACTGCGTGATTTCTTACGGCGAGGAAAGCGGCAACGCGACGCCCTATACCGAAAACACGTTCGGAATGTCGGATACGACAATCACCTATACCGGAGCGCTGCCGATGACCGCCGTGCGCTTCTCCCCGGACAAGGTGCCTTGCGATGCGGTATTCACGAATGTCAAGTTTGTAGGGATTGCCAAACCGCAGACCGGAGCGCGGACCTGTACCTTCGTCAACTGCACGCTGAACGGTCAAGCACTATGATCTGGAATTCCTCGTTCTTGATGTCTGAATGAAAATACTGGTTACTGGACGCCGCACATCTGGTAGCTGGCCAATTAGAGGAGAGCAGTTGGGTCTGGCGATTGGTGCAACAGTCGAGTACGATGCGAAGGGCGTTGCTGGGTGTGAGCTTGTGGTGATTGTTAAGCGTCCGCGCATTAGTTTTGTAGCGCAATTGCATGCGTGGAAAATTCCTGTGGTTTGGGATGTGGTAGATGCATGGCCGCAGCCAGCTGGGAATTATTGGGATCGCATTACTTGCATGCGTTGGTTGCGTAGTGAGGTCGCAGCGCTGCGTCCGGTGGCGATCGTTGCTGCGACGCAGGCGATGGAGCGAGATTGTGCTGAGTTTGAACTGCCAGTGCTCGCTTTGCCGCATCATGCTCGACCGAACCAGTTGCTGAATCCAATTCGACAAGAAGTTAAGCTGGTTGGCTATCAAGGCGGAGAGCAGTATCTCGGTAGTTGGCGGGAGATCGTAGCGCAACAGTGTAAGCTGCGTGGCTGGAGATTTGTTGTTAATCCCGTTACGTTGGCGGAAGTGGATATTGTTGTAGCTCTTCGTTGTCAGCAGGGTTATGCCCCGCGCTACTGGAAGTCGAACGTTAAGTTAGCGAATGCGCAAGGAACTGGCACTCCCTGCGTGTTAGAGCGCGAAGCTGGGTACACAGAAACCGCGTGCGGCGCTGAACGATTTGTAAATAGCGCCTCTGAGTTTGGTGACGCATTAGATTCGTTACGAGCATTCGAGGTTCGGAGTATCGTATCTAAAAATTTGCTGGCCGCAGCTCCGCATTTAGACCTAATTGCCGAGAGGTACAAAGGTTGGTTACTGTCGAAATTCTCGCAACCGGTGATGAATCCCCATTAGGCACCGCTACTATGCGTGCGTTGGCGGGCGGGGCGACAGCTGAAGGCATGAAGGTTTCTCGTACGAATAAATATGTTGGGCAGAGTGATTGGCTGGGGATCTGGGGGCCTGGGCATGTTGAACGTGGAGCAGCGCGCGTAGCGCAGCTAGAGAATGGCAAGAAGGTGGCGTGCTGGGATATTGGTTATGTTCACAGTCATGAGAAAGAAAATCCTTACATGCGTGTGAGTGTTAACCATTTGCATCCGCGAGGATATTTGCTGGAACGCACTCCTAGTGTTCCAACTCGGTGGAATGCGCATAACATAGAATTGCGTGAGGATGCTGATCCTGCTGGGCATGTTGTTGTAATTGGGCTAGGTGTGAAATCTCGTGAATCCTTGAATATTCATAATTGGGAATTAAAGCATCTGCGCGACACACAGTTGCGGTTCCCAGATCGTAGAGTGTTGTATCGTCCTAAGCCACAGCTTAAACGTGATCCGCATATTCTTTGGGAACCACGTGATGGATTTAGCCCAATAGAGGATGTATTGCGTGGCGCGAGTTTGGTGATTTGTCGACATTCTAATGTTGCTGTTGATGCGTGTATTGCCGGAATTCCGGTTGAGTGCGAAGATGGAGCGGCGCACTGGCTGTATAGTCGTTATCCTAATCCAACGAAAGAACAACGTTTGGACTTCTTATGCCGTCTAGCCCATTGGCAGTGGACTTGTTTGGAGATGCAACAGGCGTGGAGATTCCTCCAGAAGGTCTCCGCCTCTCTTTAGGTTGCGGTCGGCATACCCCGACTGATTGGTTTTGTATTGATGCGCAGCAATCGCCGTTGGCGAGTCGTCCTGTGGATTTAATTTGTGATGTTAAGCAAGTTCCGCTCCCAGATGCATGCGCGTCTGAGTTAATGGCAATTCATATATTTGAGCATCTGTATCGTTGGGAGTGCGATGATGCGCTAGAGGAGTGGAGACGTTTGTTGCGTACAGGCGGATTATTGATAATGGAGATGCCTGACCTGTTTAAGTTTTGCCGTAATATTCTTGAGGCAAAGGCCGGACACAAACATTCAGACCAATTGGGTATGTGGGGGCTTTATGGCGATCCACGGGACAAGGACCCGCTGATGATTCATCGTTGGGGCTGGACGTTTAGCACAATTCAACCTTTGCTTCTCGAGCATGGATTTACCGACTGCAAAGAAAGCCAGACACAATGGCATAAGGTAGGGCAAGATGTGCGTGACTTCAGAGTGACAGCGAGGAAGCGAGCGTGAGAGTATTTATTGGATATGATCATCGCGAATTGGCCGCATTCGACGTGGCTGCCAAAACGGCTCGAAGTTTCGGCTGTGAGGTCATTCCGCTTTATGAAGGGCGTTTGCGCCTTTCTGGTATGCTGACTAGGCCAGTAGATCGTAGAAATTTGTGGTATGACTTAAACAGTGATGCAAGCCAGGCAACCGATTTTGCCATTGCGCGGTTTGGCGTGCCGTTATTGGCGCATTCTGGCATCGTACTATTTGCAGATTGTGATGTGGTGTTTCTAGAAGACCCTCATCAGTTGCTTGGTCTCATTGATGAGAGTAAGGCTGTGAGTGTTGTTAAACATGAAATACCTAAGTCGTTGCCGACGATAAAGATGGATGGGCAGGTTCAGTCATGGTATCCGCGTAAGTTATGGAGTTCGATTACAGTTTGGAATTGTGACCATCCAGCTAATGCGCGCCTTAATCTCACCGTGCTGAATCAATGGCCTGGTAGAGATTTGCATGCGTTTAGATGGTTAGGTGATGATGACATTGGGGAATTAAGTCCTGAGTGGAATTGGCTTTGCGGGCTGCAACCTAAGCCAGACAACCCAAAGATTGCGCATTTTACTCTCGGTACACCAAATATGCCTGGTCATGAGGATGATCCTCATGCAGAGATTTGGCTGGAGGCAAGTCGCAGATGACCACTATTATTCCAGTATACCAAAGGGATGTCGCAGAAACTTGGAGAATTGTTTCTAATCCGACTTATGAACATATCACGCTTGCTGATGCATATTTGCATTTGCGGCTTACCCCTTATGGCAGTCCGCTTATTCACCCAGAGGATGCTTGGCTAACTGGTTTTGGTATTCCTGCCGCAAGGTTATATTGTGAAGGCTGGATGGAGCGCTCGATTTCCTTGCAGACGATTGAGTTTACGTTAGGCCGTTATCCAGATGCGCCATCTTTGGGCCAAGCATCATATGTTGAGCTCCCTATGGGGCCACTGGTTAGTGTTGAATCTGCTGTTAATGAAGATGGTGATGTTACGGAATATGAAATTTCCTCTACTGATCCAGCTATGCTGCATTTGACTGTTTCAGAGACGGCCCGTTTGCGATATGTGGCTGGGTATTCTCTTGCCGGTTCGAGCCCAATGTTGACTCCAGAATTGCCAGCTGCGATTAAAGTCGCCATGCTTTTGATGCTTGGTTCTTTGCATGAATATCGGGAGGCAATTGTTGTTCCGAAGGCGTCTGTAACTCCACATGAATTGCCTCTGGGCGTCAAGGCTTTATTGCAGCCCTACAGGCTACGCAAGTCGATGGCATAAATCATGTTCGCTGGTCAATTACGGCATTTGGTAATTATCCAATCTTACGTCGAGAATAAAGATTCGACTGGACAGCCAATTAGGAGTTATTCTACATTTGCTGATAATGTGTGGGCGCGGGTTTCTCCGTTGCGTGGCTTGGAAATGAATCGAGCAAATGAGAAATTTGCTGTT